TTTATATAATATAATATAAAGAACCCATTTTTACCATTCTGGAAAAAGTCACAATGGTAGAAAGTTTTTTTACTTTTACTTTCTCGGAAGCGAATCTATTAACGCGAGAGCTACAACACCCGCGATGAAAAACATAACAACGTAATTACACTCTGTATTGTCTCTACCCAAAACCTTACTATGTGTTTTTGGTGATGGTGTTCTACTAGTAACAACCTCCATCGTCGGACGAACCCTGTTGGGGGTTGGTCTTTCGAAGGGTTCTTCATCTAGAGGACAATAAGCTATCATCTATACTATACTATGTTTACAAATTAATTTCGACTGACTTTTTCTTTCGACCACCACCTCTTTTAGACTTGGTCTGAGTAACTTTGACTTCTCGAACTTCGCCGTCTTCATCGGCGACGTCTTCTGATACTGGTGGTTCAGCTATATCCGAAATATCGTCTTCCATATCGATCTCGGGTTCTTCTCTTCTTTCCAAACTTGTCGTATTCATGGGTGGTTGTGGAGGCATCATTATATTACCCATGAGACTCGAAATGTCAAACCCTGGTCCTTGCATTTCGTGTCTCCCACCTCCACCACCTTCGTTCGGAACGTCGTTCGACGTGCCTTGTTGTTGAGATTTAGACACCGTGTTCTGAACCGCAGACATCATGTTCTGAACAAGTCCTGGGTTTTGTTTAATCACGTCGTTCATATTAGGCATGACTGATTTGAACATACTGTTCGTTAAGTGGAACATCATTGCCGAACCACCAAGCATCATAATGAGCTTAACTTCGGGTGCAACGTGCATTTTTGTCCTATACTTTACGTAAAGTTCCTCGAAAACTTCGTCGTAATCGTCAACGTTTTCCATAACATTCTCGGACCAACCGTCGAGTTGAATCTCGAACGGGTTATACTTTTTGTTCAAAAACTCGAGACCTGTTGTACACGCAATAAGCATGCGTCTCGAAAACTTTATAGACTTATCGACGTCTATGCTATATGTTATTCGCTTAACTTCGTTTCTAAGTTCATCTACGGGGGAATAAACATTTAAACGCTTGTTCACAGTAAACCCCTTTTTTTCCAAACGCCCAAGTTTGTTTACGAGATCCGCTTTTTCTTCGTCGATAGTTTTGTAACCAGGTGAAGGTTTTTCTTCTTCCTCTTCCATGACGTATCCTCCTCCCCCTCCCCCGTAGTCCATATCTGGTTCATTGTCGTATTCACCGTAATCGACAGGTTCTTCTGGGGGTGGAGCGGATGGTGGGTTTTGTTTATTCGGGTTCGCGAAAGAGTCTATATCTTCCTGAAAATACTGCGCCTGTGGCGGAACAAATTGTGTTTTTTGTCTAGGCATCTGTTTTCTAACAGGCTGGGGTCTAGGAACTTCTATTTCTATCTCGTTCATGAGTGCTTGTTCGTTATCATCTAGTTTCATAACGTTAGTATCGCCACGATTAAGAATAATCTCTCCGTCCATTACTCTTTATATTGAAACTATTATAATTTCTTTAACGCACTTTATAAAAAAATCTCAGTTCATAACAAATAATGAAACTCAACAACACAAATAAAAATGCTCTCAGGGCAATAGTCGTCATATTCGTAATCTTGTGGGTTCTTCAACTACTGAACCCAAAGAAAAGTTATTACAGCCCAGTAGAAATAGAGACCGTAAACGAAGGTTCTATTTTCGATCTCGAATCCAAGGAAGAGTGCCTCGGTAAATCGTACTACTCGGATAGCCGAGGCGGTGTTTGTGGGGGACAGGAAATGGTCAACGGACAATTGAATTATAAGATGAAGTAAAATCTCCGGTATATATAAATGGCTTTAGTGACTAGTCAATCAACATTACCTGATTTCGAATGTGAACACCACACAGTTGTACTCGATAACCTGGATACTACCAGTGATACTGACTTTACATTGTATTTACCAACCCCACTAGAGAACGTTGTTCAGGCACAGTTGTTAGCCGCGAGTATTAACACTACCGGTGATACTCAAAGGTGTATACATATAGGCATAGAAGAACTCAAGACGTACTTCAGTCAACGTGGTAAAAATGATCTTAGTGATGCAGATAATCACTTAAACGGCATTTTTGGTACTATTGTATGTGAACACAAATTACACGCAGCTTCAGGTGCTCAAAAAGCCGTATTTTTTAGAAATGAGTATCCAATCATTCAACAATATTATAATCCCATTCGAAAGATCGATAGATTGACATTCAATTTAGATAAACAAGACGGTTCAGCCGCAGACTGTGGTGACGCAGTTTTTGTTTTTAGATTTGTATGCAAAAAAAGAAATTTATCCTATGAATAATTTCAGGACGTTTTTTAACCTTTTCTTATTATAAATGTCTTCTGGTGTAGTTCAACTCATTGCCGTAGGTGCTCAAGACGAACACATTATGGGAAAACCGGAAATATCGTTTTTTAATTCAACATTTAAAAGGCATTCTAACTTTTCACAATCCATAGAAAAACAAACGATACAAGGAGCTGTGAAAAGTAACGCTATGTCATCGGTCAAGTTTACAAGGTCCGGTGATCTTTTAGGTTACACGTATTTCACGATACACAATAACACAAAGGCACTCGATATCCAAAGGTGGGATACTCTCATAGACAAAGTCGAACTGCTCATAGGTGGTCAAGTCATAGATACACAGGACGCTGTTTTTACGGAAAAGATCGCCATAGATACGTTTGCAAACAATATATCGAAAAGCGCCTTAGGTACACACCCAGGTGTAAGCGCACGTTCCTACTTCTACCCTTTACGTTTCTTCTTCTGTGAAGGTCCACAGTGTGCTTTACCAATAATAGCAATGCATTATCACGAAGTTGAAATTAGAATTTACTGGGGACCAGATGCAGGTAATTATGAATTTGATTGTTATTCTAACTACTATTACTTAGATAACGAAGAACGTGGTAATTTTGCCTCTAGAAATCACGAGTTAATCATTACCCAGGTACAAAAAAGTATTCCTTCCAGAGAACTCACACAAGAACTCACGTTTAACCACCCAGTAAAGTATCTCGCGTGTTCGGATACAACAACGGGTGGTGCACTTACATCCGATACAAACAAGATAAAAATAGAAATAAACGGACTCGATATATGCAATTTTAAGTTTGGTAAACCTCATTTCATGGAAATACCCAATTATTATCACACGACGTTTGTTACGTCACCCGATTTCTTTTTACACTGTTTCTGCTTATCAACAAGTTCACTTCAACCAACGGGAACACTTAATTTCAGTAGATTAGATTCAGCAAAAATTATAAGTGAGACCATGACCATTAACGATCCCATATACGCGGTTAACTATAATATACTTCGTATCGAAAATGGCATGGCCGGCCTCACTTACGCAAATTAAAATACACACCTATATTAAATGGTTAAAAACATACCTACCATCGAGCGGTCTACCAAAATCCGGTTTGGTAAACACGCTACGGACGACCAGGCTGAAAATACGATCGTTTTCAATGCCTCTAATGTAGCCATAGATGCTTCAACTGCAGGGGGTGTTTACATAACACCTATGCGAACAGTCGATCCGTCTGTACCAGAAATAACAGTTTTGAGTTATAACACAGTCACGAAAGAAATAGTCAACTCTAACACGGCGAGTGCTGATTTATTTAACGCAAATTTACAGTTTGTATCTCAAAGAGGTAACGTTACGTCGAATACTTTAGAATTTATAAATCCAACGACCGCGTTTGTAACAACTGGTAATGTCGGTATACAAAATACGAGTCCTACACACGCACTTGATGTAGGTTCACAATTTCACGTAACTGAAGGAGGTGAAGTACGCGTGGGTCCTTCTATTTTAATAGATTCTAGTGTAACTAATCAAATTCAAGTCGCAGGTAGAATAAATACAGATTCGATTACATTAGACCATATTGGTTTATCTAACAATAATCCAACTATAACAGGTTTAAGTCTAGGCTCGAGTACGTTTTTACAACACCCATCTGAATCCATAAATGCGTTTAGTACGACCGGTAATGTCAGTGCCGCATTTTACCACGGTGATAGTTACTTTTTATCAAACTTGACTCTAGACAATATTATTTTACAAGGTAATACAGCCGCTTCTAAAACAGTTGAATTTAATAAAAGTGGTACATCTTTAATCACGGCGAGTAATGTTGGTATAGCAAACTCTTTACCTGTACACACGTTAGATGTTGGTTCAAATTTGTTCGTAGACGAGGTAGGTTCAAACGTATTAGTTGTGACCGGTAATACGTATACATCTAGGAAGGCCTTAGTCGGTTCAAACGTGACTATTGATACATTAGGTTCCAATGTCGTCGAAGTTACGGGGAACACGTTTACCTCGAGAAAAGCTTTAATTGGATCGAATGTTACTATAGATACACTAGGGTCAAATGTAGTCGAAGTTACGGGGAACACGTATACCTCAAGAAAAGCTTTGGTTGGTTCGAACCTTGTTATGGATACATTAGGGTCAAACGTCGTCGAAGTTACGGGGAATACGTATACGTCGAGAAAAGCTTTAGTTGGCTCTAATGTTACTATAGATACACTAGGGTCGAACGTCATTGAAGTTACGGGGAACACGTTTACCTCGAGAAAAGTCCTCGTTGGTTCGAATGTTACTATAGATACTTTAGGGTCAAACGTCGTCGAGGTTACGGGCAATACGTATACTTCGAGAAAAGCATTAGTTGGGTCGAATGTTACTATAGATACATTAGGGTCAAACGTCGTCGAAGTTACGGGGAACACGTTTACCTCAAGAAAAGCTTTGGTTGGGTCTAATCTTATCATGGATACATTAGGGTCAAACGTCGTCGAAGTTACGGGGAACGTAAACGTATCGAATTACACGAAAACAGACTATATTACCGTACAAAAAGATGCACACGTAAAAGGTAACCTCCTCGTCGAAGGTACAACAACAACAATTGATACAATAAATACAACTTTCGGAGATGCCGTTATAAGTCTCGCAAACAATAACACTGAAACATCGACAGATATTGGTATTATCATGAAACAACCCAACAGTAATGCGAGTCCAACTGTAACTTTTAGAGGCGACGAAAAAGAAATAATGATCGGCTACACACTAAACAATTCTTTAGATACCGAAATCACACCCGATTTGGCGAACGTCATAGATTTACACGTTTACGGTAACGTAATAGCACAAAACAACATAACACTCACGTCGGGTGAATTAACAGCCATTACACTAAACGGTAACGTCGTTGGGAATAATGTAGACGTGATTACACTTTATGGCAATGTCATTGCAGATAATGTATACGTAACAAACAATATAGAAACAACGTCCGGATTCTTTAAAGGTGACGGTGGTATTCTCTCGAACGTCACTCTTCAACAAGTTACGGATGCGGGTAATACGACATCAAATACGGTTCAGTTTACAAACGCACACACGGCGTTTACGACCGATCTTACGTCTAATGTAGGTGTTAAACTCAACCAGCTCTCTAATGTCATCATAACAGACCCGAATGATCATAAAAGTTTACTTTATATCGATGGGAACTGGATAGACGATTATATAGATTTTACTTCCATAGAAGTAAAAGCGGGTGAAGCACTTTCAAAAGGTGATGTTGTTTATATACACGATGGTTCGGGAGATACACCCGAAGTAAGAAAAGCGGATTCATCGAGCGCTTCAACCATGCCTGCTATAGGTATTGTTATGGATGGTTCTATAAACCAAAACAATAACGGACACGTCGTTACTTTTGGTACGTTTGGTATGACGTTTGACACGAATTTTCAAAAAGGTGAAATACTTTATGTAAGTAACACCACACCCGGTGGGTTAATGAATACAGTCCCGTTTAATAACACGGATAAAATACAAAACGTTGGTATAGTTGTTAAATCCGGTGAGAAAATTCTTGTTACGGGTGTTGGTCGTTCGAATGATATTCCGAACGCAGAGGAAGTTTATGCACAGCCAACTTACGTCTACGTAAACAGCACAGGTAATGAACTCAAAAAGATACTCGCTTCAAATTTGAGTGCAAATAACCAAACTTTGGATATGGTTACGTCGTGGAGTAACTCGACGCAAAATACCATACAATCAACACACACAACAACCGGTTTCATATCGAGTGGTAATGTTCACGTTGGAAGTAATATTTTCATTTCTGGTTTAACGGATCCAACAAACAATTATCTAACAATGGCTGATAAAAATACAGGTGATCTTATTAAAGCACCTGTATATGTAACAACAGGAGGTAAATATGTTATAGATGCAGCAGAAGCCGAATTTACTGGTAATTTAACGTTTACTGGTAACGCAACAACTTTTTCATCAAATAATGTTGTTATACAAGATAGAATTTTTGGTTTGGGTGCAAATAATGCAGTTCACAACCTCGATATGGGTATTTTGATGGAACACAAAGATGATAGTGATTATGCCAATGTTGCTTTAATTTACCATGCAGATGAACATAGGTTTTCGTTAGGGTATACACAAAATACATTTACAGATGATCATATTTTGCATTACCAAGATCCTGACCATGTAATTACCTTTGATATACTAGGTAATACATTAGTTCAAAATAACTTAACTGTGGTACACGGTGATTTGACGGCAATTACTTTGAATGGTAATGTTGTTGGAGACACTGCAAATGTGATTACTTTGAATGGTAATGTTGTTGGTAATAATGTAGATGTGATTACTTTGAATGGTAATGTCTCGGGGGATAATGTGAATGCAATTACACTTTATGGTAACGTCTCAGGGGATAATGTAAATGCAATTACACTTTATGGTAACGTCTCAGGGGATAATGTAAGTGTGATTACTTTGAATGGTAACGTCTCAGGGGATAATGTGAATGCAATTACACTTTATGGTAACGTCTCGGGGGATAATGTGAATGCAATTACACTTTATGGTAATGTCTCGGGGGATAATGTAAGTGTGATTACTTTGAATGGTAATGTCTCGGGGGATAATGTGAATACAATTACACTTTATGGTAATGTCTCGGGGGATAATGTAAGTGTAATTACTTTGAATGGTAATGTCTCGGGGGATAATGTAAGTGTAATTACTTTGAATGGTAACGTTGTCTCTGATAATGTCGTTGCTACGAACGGAATATATGGTAATATCAAAGGTCAAAATACCGTATCAGCTTCCACTATTTATGTAGGTACAGGTGCATATGATCTTAATGGTTATGATTTACGGGTCGAAGGTGATACAGAAATTACGGGTAATTTACTCGTAGGTGGTACAACAACAACCGTAAACACCGAAAATCTCGTTGTTAAAGATCCAATTATTCAACTTGGCGATGCATCAGCGTCAGTCGATTCCGGTTTATTACTTGCGCGCCCATCTGATACAGACAATGTATACGTAGGGTACGACCAAAATAGAACGGAGTTTGCTATAGGTTTTACCGATAATCACGCAGGTGATTTTGATATAACTATAAAACAAGGTGAAGATTTCACTTTGAATGTATATGGTAACGTAGAAGCAAATTACTTGTTCGGTAACGGTTCCCAGCTTACAGGTATACAAACGGCAACACCAAACTTACACGATGTAGTGAATGTTGATAACGTAACATCCAACGTTGTCCAGTTCTCAAATGCAACAGCCGGTATAAAAATAGCTTCAAACATCGCATTCGATGATAAGATTACATTACAATCTTTAACATCAGGCTCCAAAAACGGGTTTTTTGTAGTAGATACAATACAACTCGATCCAAATTACGCATCCCCAACACGAAACGTTCTATCATACGATACGACAACAGGTCAAATTTATGATTCTGGGGGTCAAGGTGGTTCGTCGTTCCAAAACATAACCGAACAAGATGCAAACGTATTCATTGGTTCAAATTTGATAATAAATACATACGGTTCCAATGTACTCACGGTTGGAGGTAACATTTCCGCGAATAACATTACTCTAGGTGAATTAACCATAGCGGCATCACCGTTTGGTTTAGACGATATTGTAAGTTCAGCATCAGGATCAAATGTAACTTCTAATGTACTTCAAATTGAAGGTATAGAATCAAACGCTATCACAGCAAATACTATATCAGTTTCAGGGAACACAACTTCACAGAATATTAAATTAACGAACACAGACATATCAGCTTCAATAGCTTCGGGTACTATAACGGTCGATGCAAAAGAAAAAACCTATGGAACAGCACCACTCGTCGTCTCTACAACCGACGTTTCGAATCTCGTATTCTCCAATCTCATAACAGGTGCACAGATCGTTATACCTATACTCGCGAGTGGAGGTGACATAAACATTTCATCCACCATGACGAACGTCAACTTTTATTCCATGACATCTAATGTTTCGGTCACCCAAGATAAACACGCACTCATGACCCTATCGAACCTTTACGGGAACATTTATATGAATGCAATCGGGTTTTCGTAATTTAAAAAAA